GCATTAGGCCGTAAGATGGACGAAGTCATTCTAGATGCTGCTTTTGCATCCGTTTCCACTGGTAAAACCGGTTCATCGTCTGTATCATTCCCAAATACCCAACAAGTTGCAGTTGACTATGTTGAGACTGGATCTGCTGCAAACTCTGGTCTAACCATTGGTAAACTACGCAAAGCTAAGCAAATCCTGGACGCTAACGAAGTAGATCCGACAGAGCGTCGTTATATTGCTGTAACAGCTAAGCAAATCAACGACCTGTTAAGAACTACTGAAGTTACTAGCGCAGACTTTAATACAGTCCGTGCTTTAGTTCAGGGCGAACTTAACAGCTTTATGGGTTTTGAGTTTGTCCGCACCGAATTGGTTAGAACTAACGCTTCTAGTCATCGTCGTTGCGTGGCATGGGCACAATCAGGTTTGTTGCTAGCAGTTGGTAGCGACATTACTGTTGATATCGGTCCACGTCGCGACAAGCGCAATTCCACCCAGGTCTACGTTTCTGCTTCATTCGGCGCAACCCGTATGGAAGAAGAAAAAGTAGTTGAATTAATTTGCGCTGAATAAGGAGAACAGACATGGCTACTTTTAATTCTACTGAATACGCTAACAACGTTGCAACCCCACCGGCAATGAACGACAGCTGCGATGAGCACGGTCGGGTTCGCGTTAACTCGTTTACCTATACCCAATCAGGTGCAGGTTCGTCGGGTGACACTGTAAACCTTTGCACTTTGCCAGGCGGAAATCTTCGCATTGTTGGCTTAGTAGTAACAAGTTCAGCTTTTGGTGCTTCACGCACTCTAAAAGTTGGACATACTGCTTATGTTAACTTAGCAAAGACAACCGTGGCCGCAAACAGCACGGCGTTTTTAGCGTCAACATCCATTGCAACAGCAGTAACTACCACGACTTACGTTACACAAAAACTAACTTCACGCGAAGGTATTCTTGTGCAAGCGTTAATCGAGGGCGGTACACTCCCTGATGCAGCAACACTCTCTGGCTATATTTTGTACGCCATTGACTAAGTAGTAATGCAGCAATTAAGGGGGTCGGGTTCACGTGCCTGATCCCCTTCTTTACTTAGGAGCTTGATATGGCAACATCTGACATTGATATCGTTAACCGAGCATTAACAATGCTAGGTGTAGACCCAATTAATTCCTTGGCTGACTCAACTAAGGCAGCAAGTACGGCAAACCGTTTATTTAACGACACTAGGGCAGCGGTCTTTAGAGGACATCCCTGGAATTGTCTTATCAAACGTGCCTCCTTACCACAAGAAGCTCAAGCCCCACTGTATGGCTATGCATATGCATTTACCTTACCAGCCGATTTTTTACGTTTACTAAGTATTGAAAACAATCTTGGTAAATATAGTATTGAAGGTCGAAAGATCCTTTATGATGATGAGATTCTTCAAATTACCTATATCGCATTAGTCACTGACGTAATTGCCTATGATACGTTGTTGACCGACGCGCTAGCTGCTCGTTTAGCGGCTGATATGGCGCATCCATTGCTACAAAGTACTGAAGCCATGGAGCGGATGTATAACTTATATGAATTAAAACTCCGTGAAGCTAAGTTCGTTGACGCGCAAGAAAATGCTCAAGACGTACTCGATACAGACTACTGGTTAGATTCAAGAACTGGCGTAACACCTAGCTGGATCTCAACACCACCGAGGTATTAATGGCTAAGAGTACCCCGATTCAGACTAACTTTACCGGCGGTGAAATTAGTCCGCGGCTGCATGGCCGGGTTGACCTTGCTAAATACGGATCAGCGTTAGAGCGCTGTGAAAACTTCATTATTTTCCCTCACGGGGGCATGACTAAACGACCTGGTACTAGGTTTATTGCTAGTACTAAGGTCACAACGGCCGTTAAGTTAATCCCGTTTATCTTCTCAACAACGCAATCATACATCTTAGAATTCGGCAATTTATACGTCCGTTTTTATCGTAATGAAGGCCAGCTATACAACGGAGGAAGTATCTATGAAATTGCTACACCGTATACAACCGCTGATCTTGATGGTCTAGACTTTACGCAGTCTGCGGACATTTTATATTTAGTTCATAAAAGTTATCCAATTAAACAGTTAAATCGTCTAGGGGCTACAAACTGGACATTAACTGATTTTGCATTTAAAGATGGTCCGTATGATGCGGTTAATACAACGGCTACTACTGTAAATCCACAACATACTACCGGTACAACTACTATCACCGCAAGTACGGGTATTTTTGCTTCAACTGATGTAGGTAGGTGGATTAGGATTGGCCATTCAACGGCTGACTGGGGTGCAGCTAAGATTACGGCTTATACCAGTGCCACACAAGTAACTGCCGCGGTAGATGCAGATTTCCCATTTAATTCAACAAGCTCGACAGCGACTTGGCGACTTGGCAGCTGGTCAAATACCACCGGATGGCCGTCAGCTGTTTCATTCTTTCAAGAACGATTATTCTTTTCAGGATCCACTCAGAAGCCCTCTACCATTTGGGGGAGCAGGTCTGGTGACTTCCTTAGCTTCAGCCCAACGAATGCAGACGGTGAGGTCCTAGATGATTCTGCATTGAATTTTACATTGTCGACAGATCAGGTTAATGCCATTAGGTGGATCTATGGCGAAAAGCGCTTACAGATTGGTACATCAGATGGTCCGTTTATCCTATCCTCAGGTCGAAACTTTGAAGCATTAACGCCAACGAACGTCACGGTGTCGCGTGAAACTACTGATGGAAGTGCTGATGAACGGGTTGTTGGAGCTAGTAGAACTACCCTATATATTGACCGGTCAAGATTAAAAGTCCGTGAACTTGCCTATGACGTAAATGCCGAGGGGTATACTTCACCAGACATGACTCTGTTAGCCGAGCATATTACCACTGGCTACATTAAGCAGATTGCTTACGCAAGATCACCAGACAATCTAGTTTGGGTACTTTTACAAACCGGTGAACTTCGCTGCTTAACATACGAGCGTGAACAAGAGGTTGTGGCTTGGCATCGACACATCATTGGTGGCACTAATACGTTTGTTGAATCAATTGCAGTTATTCCTAAAAATGACGAGTCGTCTGAACTTCTTTACATGGTTGTGCGTCGGACAATTAATGGTGCTACTGTAAAATACGTAGAATACTTAGAACGATCATTTGATACGGCTAAAGGTGACACCCTTCAACAAGCCCACTTCGTAGATAGCGGGTTGTCTTACTCTGGTACTGCTACTAGTACATTAACTGGATTAAGCCATTTAGAAGGCCAGGTTGTTCAAGTCTTTGTTAATGGAGCTGTACATCCTAATCGAACAGTAACTAGTGGCCAAATTACTTTAGATCGCCCGGCTACAACGGCAGCCGTAGGTCTTGGCTACGTAGCTAAAGCCCGCACATTAGACCCGGAAGTTCAGACAGAAAACGGACCAAGTCAGGGTAAAATAAGACGTATTGAACGCGTCACCTTTAGGGTTGTAGATACGTTTAACTTGAAGTTTGGTGTCAGTGAGAGTAATTTAGAGATTATTCCATTTAGGGAGGCAGGTTCAGCCATGGGTAGTGTTGAATTATTTAGCGGAGATAAACGGGTATTATTGCAGCACACGCCAACTCGCGAATTTAATTTGACTATTCAATCTGATACTCCGCATCCTGCCACAATCTTAATGATTATGTATGCCATGGTGGTATCTGACCGATGATTAGAAAAGCCGGCGTCCCTGATGTTGATGCTATCGTAGCAATGGCAGGACCATTTTTAAATTATTCGCAGTTCACCGATTACACTGAAATTGAACGCGACGATGTAGTGTTCGGAATTTGTAATTTGATTGATAATGGTATTGTCTTTGTAGCAGAAAAAGAAGGCCAAATTGTTGGGTGTATTTGCGGGATTATCACAAATTTTTGGTTTGCAAGAAATACAAAGGTAGCCGCTGAATTAGGTTGGTGGGTCAACGAGGAACACCGCGGGTCTACGGCTTCAATTAGGTTATTGCAAGCATT